TCATTTTCCGGTCTTTCCTTTTCTATAGTCCATCGGAGTCCTCCCATAGTACCCTTTAAAAGCATGTGAAAAACTTTTGGGATTGTCATAGCCTACATAGTACGCTATATCGTAGCTCTTATAGTGTGAGTCCATCAACATTTCCGCTGCTTTCTCCATCCTTATTTTCACCAGATACTCCGCAAATCCAAAATCACATTTCTCTTTTAAAATGCGGGATAAATAACTGGCACTGAGATTTACCCTGATTGCTACAGCTTCCAGAGATGCCTCCTGAAAGTTATCCTCGATATATTTTTTGACTTCATCCAGTATTTTCTCGTAATAACTTTTATTTTGTTCCGGCTCTATGTGATTTCTTTCATCCAATTCCTGTTTTATTCTCTCAAAACACGCAATAATATCTGCACTTTTGATGGGCTTTAATAAAAAATCCGCCACATTTAGTTGAATTGCGCTTCGAAAATATTCATAATTCTGGTGACTGGATATAATAACAACTTTCGTTCCCTTTTTGGATACCTGTCTCGCTAATTCCAGTCCATTTATTTGTGGCATCTCAATATCACTCATTACCACATCCACATGATTATTTTGAATATATTTCATTGCCTCTGTGGAATCACAAAATGCCTTCGCCGCAAATCCAATCTCCCGCCAGGGAAATAAATTTGCTACTCCTTCTGCTATTGTTACCTCATCATCTACAATTATCAGTTGATACATATACAGCAACCCCTATACGTTTTTTCAATCACTATATTTTATATAGCATCTTAAACCTTATTTTACATGGCTGTCTTTTGGAAAGCAACGACTTTATTGCTCAAAAAAAGACCAATGTTGCATAACATTGATCTTTCACAAATGAGACACGGGGGATTCGAACCCCCGACAACTTGATTAAAAGTCTTAGACAGATTTGTTTTCCCATTCGTCATGGTTTTTGTATCGTGTAAAATCAGTCAATTATGGCTGAAAGTGTTTTCTATCTTTTGTGCTATGGCATATTATTTTCTAAATTGTTAGTCATTTATTAGTCATTCATACTCTTCATGGCTACCCGTTCCGTGCTGCTGATCCATGTGTATTCGAACGTGTCAAGAAACAGAACAGCTGACACTAAACATAATTTTACACTTAGTGCCAGCCGCAGAGGTTACCATTCCGAAACCGCTTTTCCCAATGGAACACTATTATTATACATCTATTCTCAAAGACATCTGTACCAAATGAAAAACCGCCCTCATATCATTATGAAAGCGGTTTTCTGCTTGCCCTCTACGGAGCAAATAGCAACTCATTCACCTTTAAGAAGATAAACATAAAAGAAGAAATATATATCAATCAGTGCGTGCCCTGATCAATACCACTGTAATATGAAATCCTGCTATGCAGTGATCTCCTGGTAATAGATGCCCTTTTTCTTATTCTCGAATACATAGGCATCGTATACAATACGCCCTTCTACCAAAGTACCGTTAATTCCGGGCGGGTTCTTATGCTCGTTATAGTCTTCAAGCTGTGTAGGTGCACAACACGCAGACTTATGGGAGAGCATAAATCCGAAGTTCTCCGGCAGCCTGGATGCTGTAACCTTAATAGTCATTGCTCCGTCAAGGTTGGCAATAACACCTCTGATCCGCATCTCTTCTCCGATCTCAGTCTCCATTACGATATCCTTGCACTTTTTCATAAGCAGATAGGTTGCAGGGGTTACCGTAAGTGCTCTGTCCGTCTCCGGTACTAGATCATCATCCAATGCAGCAGATGCCTTAATGATCTCATCGTAGATGTTATCCTTGGTCAATGCTACCGCTGCAGGTTTATGCCCTGCCCCTGCTGCCATCACACCATAGACATAGCCGTCTACTTCCGGGATAACAACCTCTCTGACCTGTCTTGCCAGCGCTGTTGCACCATTCAGTGCACCGCCTGTCTGGTTCTCGTCCAGCGCATCAATCACGAATGTGAATGATCTGTCTTTTTTAAGGGTAGCTGTCTCGCAAGTTCCCTCCAGGTTGGCAACGGCACCATATCGGCTCCAGTTGGATCCTGTTGCACCAGTCCTGCCATAGTCATTCATTTCCGCTGTATTGACCTTATAGAGCTTTACTGTCTTTGCTCCATCAAAATCAAAATCCTCATTCGTTAAAATGCTTTTCTTACTTTCCTGAGAGAAAAGTTCATCCACATAGGGTAAATACTTTGTAGCTAATTCTGTAGACACGTTATTTTCCTCTTAACCCCATAGCCTTTCGGATACTGGAAGAATCATCGTTTTCCTGCATATGAATGGATGTACCAATAATACGGGATCTCTTTGCATCCAGTTCTTTGCTCCAGTCTTCCGGGGTCCTCTCTTTGATAATATTATCAATGATCTCCATTGATTTTTTCAGTTCTTCCGAATTGCCGCATCTGATAACATCCGCCAGTTCATCAGGATAACCCGCGCTTCGCAATATCTCCAATGTATTTAACCGGTTTTCTTTTGCTTCAAGATCTGCGGCTCGCTTGTCCAGCTCTGCTGTTCTCTGATCAAGTTCCTCGTTGCCAGATGCCTTATTCTTTTCCTTTGCCAGACGTTCCTGCACAATCCGGTTCACATCTTCCTGCGTAAATATCTTTCCGCTCTTCTGTGTACCCTCTGTGCTTGTCTGTGTGCCCTCTGCTGAGGTGTTTTGTAAATTATCCATGAATTTACCATCCTTTCATTTTACGCCTGAAATAAGGCTATTATTTCCGCTTTGCCCTGCGTAAGGGTGGCTGTTATACACTCGCCATAGTGGCAGCCAGGCGCTGCTCTATATTGCTTATGTACCGGCGCCGTTTTCGGTAAAACGAATTTCTACTTGCCGGAATCACATTTCCTTTACAGGCTTCCTGCATTTCAATTACATCAAAAGACTTATTTTCGCTAATGGAACGAAAGAGCATTTCACCTATACCATCGTCAATACTGCTTGCCATATTTCGGAGTTCTGTATCCGGTATACTTTCACATTTCTTTCGTAACGATTCTATGTACTGGTTCACGCCGTCATCTCCTTCCCACATATTTATTTTAATATAAGTCTGTTGAAAATTTGTACCATTGTACCAACAAAAGTATATAGTCAATAATTTCAACAAGATTCAACAGCCTATAATATATAATCCATATAGTTTCTGTAGGCTCTCTATATGCAAAAAAGCCATTATACGCAACTATATGTCTTAAAAAGTAATCTTTGGTAAACAAAAAAGGCAGCCAGCACACACCTGCACCGCTTACCTTTTCTCTGCTCTCTATCGTCCGGATCCGCTGTTGGCGCAGCATCCCCCGGAAGGATATTATTCCATCTTCACTCTCTCCCGCTGCCATGCCACCGCCTGTGCCACGCTCTCCGGCTCCCTGCCGTTCTCCCGGGTGTAGTTCCTCACTGCATTCTTTCTGGCCAGCTCCTGCCACCGTTCATCGGACATCTGCGGGATCTCCAGTACTAATGGAGTAGTTCTGATCTCCGTAATCTCATATTTAATATTTTTCATCTTCTCACACTTTCACTATAATTTCTGCCCGTTTTCCGTAAAATGGAATATCTTCTGCTGTATACTCTACAAGGACCGGGGAGAGGAAGTGCAGCACGGTTGTAAGCTGCTCCTCTTCCTCATAGTCCAGGGTGAGCATTACCCGGTTACTCATATAATGCCTTTATCTGCTTTATCAGTTCTCCCTGCCTGCAGTAGATATGCCACAGGGCTGCTGCCGCCTCTTCCTCATCAGTAGCAGAAGGACCTTCTGCAAAAGCAACCTGCATAAATCCGATCAGGGCATTGAGCTGATACAGTTCATAAACAACACCATCTAACTTATTGAGATCTTTTCCGCTCTCAATCTTCTTCATCTATTTGCCCTCCTTCATCTGCTTCATTGCTGTTATGTAACCAAAGTAAAAAGCATCTTTCTGTACCGCTTCTGCATAAACGTTGATAGCATCATCCAGCGCAGAATAAGCATTCTGTGTTTCCTCGCTTGCCATCGGCTGGTTTTCCTGTTCCTGCTCCATGATCTCCATAATTGCCTTGTAATCCATAATTTTCTTTCCTTCCTGCCGGTACTCTGCTATAATACAGAGGAATCCGGGCTTTATGCGTGTTGACGGGTTCCATTGCCCTGTGACGGTGTTGCCGCACTGTCCGGGGCGTTTTTCTTTTCTTCAAGCAACAGTTTCACAAACTCGCTACGGTTCTTCTCCTCTTCCTTTTCTGCTATTGCAATGGTACACATAGTTAAAAAGTGCTTGTCCTCCGGGAACATTTTTCCATACTGTTTCTGAATGTTTCGGACCTGATCTGCGCTCATGCTACTCAGTTCTCTGGCAATCTCTTCATCGGTCATTTTTTCCATTCTTTTTTCCCTTCCTTTCAATCAAAATAATAGTTTCTAGTACCAGGCTGCGACTATCCGTCCCATACTGCTTTACAATTTCTTCCGCCCTGGCCTGCAGTTTCTCCCACTCTTCATCCGTCTGCGCCTCGTGGTACTCCCGGAATAGCTTCCAGAGATCGGTATAGAGGGCGTACACTTCTTTCAGTTCTTTATCTGTCATTTCTCGCCTTTCCCGTCTAAATATGGAAATATATATTCATAATATTCAAAACATTCATTTCACGAATATTATGAATATTAAGAATATTATTTTTGTCTTTAGACAGACACCTTTTTAAACTCATGAATACCTGAAGCATTGCCATGTCCTTTGTCAATATGTAATATTCCATCATATTCATTTAGTTTATTGCTATATTTTTTTAATGTTCTTCCGCATTTCTGAGGACTCTGGTAAATCCTACACCCCTTCAGATACTCGCTTGCCTTTATGATCTGCGTAATCGTACCTGAATAAGATCCACCGTTCGTCTCTACCAGTTTCTTAATTGCCTTTATAATAGGGGTCTTATCATACTCATCCTTGGCTCTTTTCTCGGCAATTTCCTGCGCATCTCCCAGCATTTCCCACTTACACAATGGCTCGTTAAATCTGATCGCATATTCTCCGCTTCGGACCGTTCTGCCGGTTACAGAAAGCGTTGCATCTACGTCCTTGCGTTCCTTCTTCTGAATTACAAGCATCTGATCACTCGCTCCCATGATTGCTGAACTTCCCAAAGCATTTGAGAACGGATCTGTCGGATCTTCATTCTTCCTATTGTGCATAACAAGCATAAGAGAAATATTGTACTTATCTGCCAGTTCCTTTAACGGTGTGAAATTCTCGTAAATGTCATCATAATCAGATTCGTTTACTCTCTTAGGCTTCTTGATCTTTTGGAACACATCTACTATGACAAGTGACACCTTCCTATGCATCTCCAAATATTCTGTAATATCTACTAGAAAGCTGTCTCTCATTGTAGAATAATCGTTCACAATCACAAGGTTATCAGGAGGCTCCATGCCATTTAAAAGCGTAGTCAATCTGGATTGCGTAAGAGCTTCTGTATTCTCCAGATCTATGTATAACACATCTCCCTGCGTCGTGTTGAATCCTAAAAAATCACTACCATTTGCTACTGCTACCGCCAGCTGCAATGCCAACCAGCTTTTTCCTATTTTAGATTTTGCTGTCAATACAACAAGACCTTTTGCGATAATGACATCCACAATATACTCCATCGGCGGAAGATCTGCGGTAACAAGCTCCCGCGCGGTTCTGTATACAAGATTCTTTCGCTTCTTCGATGGTCTTACCTTTCCGCCATCTGGAACCGCTGCTCCATGAGCATCTGCTTTAACTCTTCTTCGCTCAAGCTCTGCAAGTATTTCTTTTTCTTCCATTCGTACTCCTTTACCTTCTTTTCATAATTTGCATTGATCTGCCGTGACAGGTCCTGCGATATCGTCCGCAGGATCTCTTTCTGTCGGATTTCCTCCAGTTCTACGAATATGTCATACACATGGCGCACATGACCTCTTCCACGGCTCTGGAAGCCGCTCAGAACGTCCGCAAGAAACTCTTTGTCATATAGACCATACCCGTATAGTTTCATGAAGAAATCGCGGCACAGAGGGGCCTGCCAGTCAATATTGTTGTAGAACTCCTGCTTTGTCATTTGCTATCACCGGTCTCCAGATACTCTGCCAACTTGTCCAGATTTACAAGGTACTTGGTTCCTACCCGGACATGAACCACCTTCCCAGTGATGCACATCTTACGGATTGCGCTGTACGGGATCCCGGCCAGTGCTGCTGCCTCTTTCAAGGTTCCCATCCGGGGAATTGCTTTTTCTGTTGCCATTCTGCATATCTCCTTTCCTGCATTATAAAACCATGAGCAATCAGCCTTATTCTTTTACATATTCTTCAGATATCATTAACGGAGCTTCACCGTCAGCGCAGGCCGGATTGTATACCACATCAATGCCAAGCGTTACTGTGTCCACTCTACGTTCCAGCTCCAATATCATACCGGTATCATATTCATTGATACCTGTAGTTACGGATGCCACCGTGTATCCTTCCATGATCTTCTCATTGATTTCTACATAATCTCTAAATACTTTTGCTTTCATTGTTCTTTTCTCCTTTTCCAAACTATTCCATTTACTGTTCAATTATTTCGACCACATCGACATCAAGAGCTTTCGCAACTCTACCGGCACAAACAGTGGTCACTACATTACTATTAAGAATAATATTCATCCTCGATCTGCTTACCCCATAAACATTTGCAAGATCCGTTACTGACATCTGTTTTCTCGCCAGTTCAATGTCTATTTTGCTTCTGCATAACTTCATTATTTCACCTCGCTTTCTACATAACACTGTTTCAGTGTTTTACATTGACACTTTAACACTAATATGCTATATTGTCAATATGATATTGAAAAAAATACACCTTCTTGCTATTATTAGAGCAAACGGAGGTATGATATGGATTTCGCAACAACACTAAAAACCATACGCAAAGAAAAAGGATATACGCAAAGTTCCCTTGCAAAAGAACTAAATGTTTCTCAAAATGCTGTTTATAATTGGGAAAATAAAAAATGTGAACCTAGTATCGAAATGATAAAAAAAATTGCTGATGTTTTAGACGTATCACTGTATGACTTAATAGTAATTTCAACAGATCTCACCATTTCAAGTGAGGAGACTGCGAAAATGGCCGGGGTTATTCTCGATCAAATTCACGATAAAAAAGTGCTTTCTACTTCTGGTGAAATATACCTAAATCGCTACTATTCAATGCTGAATGATACAGGGAAACAATTAGCTGTTGATTATGTAGAAGGTTTAACAGAAAACCCTAAATACACGTTAAAAGCAGATAATGACGAAAGTACAGATTATCATGATTTATCGCAGGCAGAAAATAATTTATATACAGCATTAGATAAATATAAAAAGAAAAAATAACTATCTGAGTATGGCCGGCATCCTCATGCGACCACATCAATTTTGAAGCTGTGTAAATTTGTGCACCTTCCGGTCAGACTAAGCTGCCTTTTTCTAGTTGCACCAGTGCAACCGGCTGATTTTTAGACCATTTCATTTTGTAACTGACAGAACCTTGACAATATAATATACTTACCCGGGTAGTCGGGGGACGTGTTCTCATCTGATCCGAGCCTTACGGAAAGGATGATTATTATGGTTTCATGGAATGACCTGTTTACTTTCGTCATCATGCTGGTGGCGATACTGACCTACATAGAGACCCAAAGAAAACATAAGAAATAGCCGTCCTGACCCTGGAAAGTTTAGGAACGGCTATCTCTATTTTGCTTAGTATTGATTTTCGCCGGATCGGGTGAAGTGCACTCACCTTCCGACTACCTTGTTAAGTATATTATACGCAATATACCGTGGTTTTTCAACCATAAAATAAAGTCGCCCCCGGCGCCAACCAGGAGCGACAAAGGAACTACATCGGGAAACCCGATACAGTCAACCTCACCAAGCTGATTGTATCATTTTCCCGGTGAAATTACAACCCACCGGGCATTTTTATGCCCTTTTTTACGAAAGGATGATACAGTATGGCAAGTATTCGAAAAAGAGGAAGAGGATACCAGATCACAGTGAGCAATGGCCGGGACATTCACGATAAACAGATCCTTGAAACTACCACATGGATCCCGGATCCGGACAAGACGGAGAAGCAGAACCAGAAGGACCTGGACGCATTCGTCATAGACTTTGAGCGCAAGGTAAAGTCCGGTATGTTTCTGCAGGGTGAGAAGATCACCTTCCTGGAGTTCTCAGAACGTTGGATGCAGGACTATGCCACACTGCAGCTGGATGAGACCACAACATCGATCTATGAGATATTACTGGATACTCATATCCTCCCGGCAATCGGACACCTGAAGCTTTCCAAGATCCAGCCGGTACATATGAACAAGCTCTACAAGGAAATGAGTGAGCACCGGTTAGACGGGAAGGACGGTGGCTATTCTCCCACCACGATCAAGCGTGTTCACGCTCTGATCTCTTCCATCCTGTCCACGGCTGTCCAGTGGAATGTTATACTCTCTAACCCATGTGTGAGAGTGAAGCCACCGAAGCAACTCCGGGACACATCGGACATTCAGTATTTTACCGAGGAAGAGACTGCTGCCTTCCTGCAGTTCCTGTCAGACGGTACCGAAGCCGGAGAGATCAAGCTGCAGTATAACATCTTCTACCAGATTGCAATCTTCTGCGGTCTGCGCCGGGGAGAATCCATTGCCCTGCTCTGGTCCGACATAGACTTTGAAGCAAAGACCATGAGCATCACCAAGAGCACCAGCATAGTCAAGGGCAAGGCGGTGACCAAATCCACCAAGACCAAGTCATCAGTGCGCACCATAAGCATTCCAGACCATATCCTGGAACTACTCCGGGAGTACCGTGCAGAATATGACAGCTACCGTTATACTGTCGGCTCCCTATGGGCTGGAGACGATCATATTTTCATTCAGTGGAACGGAGCGCAGATGTACCCATCTACACCCTCTGCCACATTTAAGAAACTTATCCACAGTTACAATGCGGCACATGAGGATAAGCTGCCGGACATCCGTCTGCATGATCTCCGGCACCCGTATGTCAAGCCCACGACAAAAAATTTATAACTTTTTTTGCAGTTTTTCGGGCAGCTTCATAGCTGCCCATAGCTGTTTCAAATGGGTGTTCACGGTTATACTTCCTTTTCGGATTCCTTAGTTTCTAAGAAATCCTGTGTTGCATATTCAATCTCAATCCGATCTCCTGGAAAGACGTAAACTTTATTGATAAGCCGGTCAATCAGAGCTTTTGTCAGCATGTTGGCGTTTCCGACTTTCTGCACAATTTCCTGTTGTTTCAGCTTAATCTCATAATCACTTTTTATCTGCTTTGTCTGTGCAGTGATGACAGCATGAACATTTTTGGCTTGTACCAGTTCCGTGTCATAAACCGCTTTTCGTGTCCGATAGGTTTCCAAATCAATCTCTCCGAGTGCATACTGCTCATAAAGATACCGCTTGCTATCTTGAATAGAACGGAGTTTTTCTTCATGTTCGGTCTGCTGGACTGTCTGCAAATCCAATTTATCCTTATTGCTATCAATTCCCAATGCCGGACACATTTGAGCCCGAATTGTTTCAAATACAACCTGCTCCAGATCTGCCATCTTTATGCGCACACCATGACAAGGAAGCGTTTCAGCCACCTCGGAATGACGGCAATAAAACCACGCACCATTTCGTAGAGACATTGCATGATCGCAGCATCCGCAGAATACCTTACCACGGAGCAGATAATCACGCGGCTTTTTATTTGACAGAGAGAAACGCTTAATTGAAGCATTGGCTCTCTCAAATAGATCCACACTTACAATAGCCGGATGATGGTTCGGGATTTTGAACCACTCACTTTCATCCTTTAACTGTGTATGTCGGCTGCCAATCTCTTTTACCTTTCTCTTGCCAATTACATAGGTACCGATATATCTTTGATCTTCTAAAATACGCAGAACCGTTGATGTACTCCAAACGCCGTTTGTTCGGGAAACATTGTAATAGGCCTTGCCTTTAAGTTTGCGATATTCCCCAGGGGTGGGGATATTCATGGCATACAATTTTCTTGTGATCTCGGCTGCGGTGTTGCCTTCAGACGCCCATTGAAATATCATCTGCACATTCGGGGCAACATCCTCGTCCGGTTCCATACGTCCGTCTGCACTCTTGCGATAGCCGTAAGGACAGATGACACTCTGATATTCCCCACGACGCATCTTTGCGTATTTTGCACTTTTGGTTTTCATGGACATATCCCGGCTATACCACTCGCTGATAAGATACTTGAAAGCAATATCAATCCCTCCGGTATCACCTTTGAAATTAGCTGTGTCAAAATCATCACTGACGGAAATAAAACGGGTGTGATAAAGAGGAAATACCCGCTCAATAAAATAGCCGGTTTCAATGCTGTTACGTCCAAATCGGGAAAGGTCTTTTACAATAATACAGTTGATTTTTCCGGCCTGAACCATTGTTAAAAGTTCCTGCACCGCCGGACGCTCAAAGTTTGTCCCCGTATGACCGTTGTCAATAAATTCCAAAATCTCGCTGTCATCCCATTCCGGCAGAGACATAGCTTTTTCACGAAGAATCAGTTTTTGATTTGGTATGCTCAAACTTTCAGTTTTGAAATCTTCCACAGAAAGACGGATATAAAGGGCAATCACATAGTTGCGCACGGTTCCACCGCCTTTCCCTGAAATTCATTTTTGAAACGGAAGGTCACATGAATATTCCGCTCGTGGTCTATCTCAATTCGTTCAATGAGCCGTTCGATCAGTTCTACAGTCAGTACGTGATCCTGTGCCAGTGTTTTTGCATCCTTTTCCATTGCACGGTATCTGGCAAGCTGGTTGTCCAGAGAGTCCATAGATTTTTCAAATACTTCAATCTCACCAGACAGAGCATTGATAGCATGTTCATAATCCGCTTTCAATTCAAAGTATTCGTCATTTGTCAAAATACCCTGCACAAAATTTTCATATAGGCCACGGATCAGCCGGCGTGTTTTTTCAATTTCCTGCCGTTTGGCCGACATCTGAATTTTCAGCTTATCTTTTTCCTGTTTTTGTCTTGTCTCCAACTGAAAGAGTGGCAGCGACATTCCCAGCGCAACTGTCAGCTCTTTTTCAAGAATAGCCGTAACAGTAGAAATCAGTTCTTTCTCTTGTATCATCGCACCTTTGCAGCTATCTTTTTCTACCCGGCTGTTTGTAAGGCAGTGGAACCAGTAAGTGTCGGGTCCTTTCCGGCGCTCGGCGCGTTGCCTGTGAAGGCTTCTGCCACAATCAGCACAGAACACTTTACCTTTGAAAATGTTTGGTGTGTAGGGACGTTTTGGAGTTGCTTTGCTTTCTTCACAGATCTGTTTTCTGTATTCCTGAACTGCATTAAACAACTCATGGCTGATGATCGGTTCATGGGTGCATTTTGCAATAATCAGATTATCTTCTCCAGCCTTGACCTGCTGATGATCTACAATCTTTGTTTTTCCTTGCACCAGATCGCCTGTATAAACTTCGCTTTCTAAGATTTTCATCACTGTGCGGGTCTGCCATTTGCCACTTCCGATCAGTCCCGGACTGGTAATCTCGCCAGTGGTCTTTTTATAATGGCTCGGTGCCGGAATTCCCATCTCATTTAGATTGCGGACAATCCGGTTCAGTGCCACATGCTCATGTGCCCATTCAAAAATCTGTTTTACCACAGGGGCAGTATTTTCATCAATCAGAAGTTTATGGCAATTATCCGGGTCTTTCCTGTAACCGTAAGGCGCCCGTGCACCAATATAGTCGCCATCTTTCATAGCCTGCCGCGCCTGTGCTTTGATTTTTCGTCCAATGTCCAGAGCATAGGCTTCATTGATCATATTTTTCAAAGGCAGCATGATACCACCATGAAGATTTCCGGAATCCGCTGTGTCAAACTGATCCGTAACAGCAATGAAGCGAACATTATGAGCATGGAAATACTGTTCGATATAATAACCTGTGTCAATAGAATTTCGCCCTAATCGGGAAAGATCCTTAACAATCACACAGTTAATGTGGCCTGCTTCAATATCAGATAGCATTTGCTGAAATCCAGGGCGGTGAAAATTTGTCCCTGTCGCTCCGTTGTCGATATAAGTATCATACACAACGAAGTCCGGTTTATCCGAAAGAAAGTCATTCAGTACCAGTTTTTGGTTTTCTACTGAGCAACCCCGCTTTTTGTTATCCTCCACAGAAAGACGGATATACAGAGCCACATGTACATACAAAGATGGTGCCGGCATAGGAGCTGCCGTCTGTTTTCTGCTTTTTCTTGCCATTTAGCTCACCATCCTTTCTTCATTTTTTGTAGCAATCTGTTCAGCCAAAGAGATTGCTTTCTGATATTCATCCTGGTAATTAAATTCAATATGCAGTTCATCTTTACCCATTACCCGTATGCTTCGGATAAGCTGCATGACTGCCCGGCGGTCAATATCCTCCATAGTAGAAAATTTCATAAAATGGTTGATCCAACGGTTTCGTTCGCTTCGGTTTTCCAATACATCTGTAAGTTTATCGTTCCATTCAGCGATTGCCTTTTGGAACAGTTCAATATCTGCATTGTATTTTCGCTTATAAGAGAGAAATTCTTCCTTTGTCAGAATTCCACTCACCAGATTTTCATAGAGTTTTGCCTTAAAGCCCTCGGTCTGTGCCACACGCTTTTCATTTACTCTGATCTGTGCGGCATATTCCTGCGCCAATTCCCGGTTGATCCGTTCCTGACTGATACTGGACAGCAGGGCATCCAGAGAAGCAACATTTTCAATATGTCCTTTCAAACTGTCCTGCACACATTCAATCAGATCCGACTCTTTCAGCATGACCGACGATGTGCAGCCATTCTTTTTGCCGGTCGGGCAGTAATAATAGTGATACTCTTTGTCTTTATAGCGGTTCGTCTTGCGGGTCATACGGCAGCCACAGCATCCGCAGATCAAAATACCGGAAAACAGGTAAACCTTATCCGATTTGGGAGAAGTCCTTGTGTCAATCCTGCGGAGCCGTTGCACCAGATCAAAATCGTGCTTTTGTATGATCGCTTCATGGGTTCCCTCCACACGAATCCATTCCGAAGAAGGTTTGTCCTCACGCTCTTTTAATTTGAAATGGGGCGTTGTCTGTTTGCCCTGGACCAGTGTTCCGGTGTAAGTTTCATCCTGCAAAATGCGGATGATTGTAGTTGCAGACCATTTGCAATCCTTTCGGTCTGTATAGCCACCTTTTGCATGAGGCATTCCGTGATTGCGCTTATACGCTAAAGGCGAAAGAATTCCTAATCGGTTCAGTTCATCCGCTATATGGGAAGCGCTGAATCCCTCCAGCCGTTTTCTGAAAATATCCCTCACAACATTAGCAGCATATTCGTCTACTTCCAAGCTCTTGTGTTTATCGCCGACTTTCACATAACCATAAATGGTAAAAGCACCTACAAAATCCCCGCTGCGCCGTTTTACTTCCAGGGCGCTCCGTGTCTTAACGGAAATATCCCGACAGTAAGCCTCATTCATAATGTTTTTGACAGAAACCGTGAGATCATCGGCAGCGTCATTTTCCGTGTCCACATTATCGTTAATTGCGATAAAACGCACTCCATAGGCTGGAAATACCCTGCGCATATAACGGCCTGTTTCTATGTACTCACGACCTAAGCGGGAGAGGTCTTTGACAATCACGCAGTTAGCTTCGCCTTGTTCGATCATCCGCATCATTTCCTGAAATGCCGGGCGATCAAACAAAACACCACTATAACCATCGTCAATTTTTTCTGCCACAACCTCAATTTCCGGGTGTCGGGCTATGTAGTCATCGATCAGGCGCCGCTGGTTAGCAACGCTGTCACTTTCTACTGTTTTATCATCCGTATAAGAAAGACGGATGTACTTAATCGCTTTGTAAACCTGCATAAAAAAACACTCCTTTCGTTGCACAGAAAAATCCCCGCAATTCAAGAAGTGTGGTTATGCCATATTCAATTCCTTTTCCGATTCTTATTCTACCATGCTTTTACGGAAAAGTCAGCCCCTTTCTTAAAATTGCACCTATCGCAAAATACCCTTGATACATTCTTCCAGGGTAGCACCTTCAGCAGAAAAGCTGGCCTGTACAGTAAAACGCCCACACTTAAAATGGTATGGATTTTTGATTTGCTGAACGAATTCTGCAATCCGTTCATCACGGGAAAGTTCTTTGTTGACAGAGACATCCCGAATGTCTACCAGTGTACCCACTTCACTGACAATGGTATTCAATTCCATAGTATCAACTCCCTTCTGAAAACTGTGTTATCAAAACCACATGAATAGGTCGGATCTATGGTTATTACACACATAAATCCGGCCCATTATATCTGATTTCGATTTTACTGCCGTATTTGCCACGCACCCCGGCAAGTCCTTCTGTTATAAGGACGGGGCTGTTACAGGCTGCGGATAGCGTCACCGCATCATAGTCCCGCATACGCCGCCGCTTTGCCAGAGCAAGCAAACGCCGCAGGAACTCTCCCCAAGTCTTTAGGAAGCTGTGAAGAAGTACCATTATGATCTGCGTCGTTATCGCGTCCGGCCTGCCACAGCCGGTTTCGTAGGTTGCGTTTATCGCTCGGACAGCCTGGAT